TTTTTATCTCCTCTTGCTTTTGCTTTGTCATATTCTGCTGCTGCGTGGTTTGCTTCTTGTTTTATTTTCTTTTTTTCTGCTTCATCTTGTTGTTTTTGATTGTATTGTTTTTCTTTTAAATTAGCTTCCTTCGTTGATGCGTCGGCTCTTTGTTTGTTAAAATACAACATAGATGTTTTATATTGAGCATTCGTTATCATTTCCGCTAATTTCTGTAATGTTTCAGATGATTGTTTGTATAATGCTGTAACAGTATTTAAGTTAGTATTTGCAAAGTCAACCTTAAACTTTGCTAACTCATCATCTATCTTTTCTCCAAGCATTAGCTTTTGCATCATTACATTTACTCTGTTGTATATATTTTCACTTTTAGCTTTCCATTGTTGTAATTTAAGTTTAAATTCTTCAGTGGCTGTTTTCCAATCAGTTAGGCTTTTTTCTTTTAACGCACCAAACATAGCATTCATTTTATCAGCCATTGTTGTTCCGTCTTTGTTACCAAATATAGCTGTGCCTAATGCAATAACACCAACCATTAAGGGCATAAGTTTATTGTTTTCTTCCACTATTTCCTTGTAAGTTTTAATTGTTGGAATATCATTTGCTTGTTTTAGTTGTTCGTCCATTTGTTCATATGCTTTTTCTAACATACCTTTTTCGGAACTTATTTGTGCTAATACTTCTTGCTGTGTTTTTTTAACATTTGCGTCTTCTTCTTTTATTTTTTCTGATAAACCTGTTAAACTCTTATTTAAACTATCAAAATATGTTTTTAGATTTAACTCATCAAAGGGCGATTGAAGAGTATTAGCTTCACCAAGCACTTTTGATTTATCAACATAATTTATTTTTGATGGTGCTTTTATGTTTGTGTCTTTATTTTGTGGTGTTGGTGTTGTTTTTGTCTGTGGTTTTTTTTCGGGTGGTTTATTTGTGGTTGGTTTTTTTTGTTCTGGTTTTGGTTTAAGTAATTCGTTTATGGTCTCTAACATATTACGCTCCCCCTGTGTTTAATGGATTACCATATTGATCGTGCCATTGTTGCCATCGGTCAGCATCTTGCTGACTTGTTGGTTCTTGACCATTAGCCTGTATATATGCCTGCCAATCCGTTGGTGATAAGCCAAAGTGTGTATCAGCAAATTGTATGTCTTGTATTTGATTGTTTGCCGTATTTTGTATTCCCTGTGCTTTAATAGCTGAACCCATATCTGTTACATTTGGAACATTAAATTGTTGACCGCCTAATTGTAATAGCTGTTGTGTTGCTTGCTGTGCACCTTGTTGCATACCGCTAAATGTATTTGATTGAATTTGTTTTAACATATCCATTAGGTTTGCATTCATACCCAAATAGTTTTGGAATAATTGGTTATAACTGGTAGCAAACTGTTGGTCTTTTGAGTATACATCTTGTAATTGTTGGGTTAACTGTTGATAGCTTTTTTGGTCTAAATAAGGAGATATTCTATTATAAACATTCTGTAAATATGTTGCTGTTGTGCCTATTATCAATGCTCTCGCTGTATCAGGATTTGCTAATTGCTGTAATGAATTTTGTATATTAGTTCTCATTGTTTCTAATTGGCTTAAATAGTTTTGTTTTTGTGTGTCTAATTGCTGTTGCATTTCATTATACTTTCCTTCATATTCTTGCATTATTTTGTTTTTAGGTTGGTTACCTGCTAATGATAGATTAATTGAACTTGTGTCTTTGTTTGGTGTTTCCCAAGTGTTAGCAAATAGACTTGGAGCAAGGTTTTGTTGTTTTGAAATATAACCTTGTAGTGCAGGTTGTCCTTGTTTTGATAAATTAGACAGTATATTTGTTAACTCTGAATAGTTAGAAGGATTTTCCATTTCTTGTATTTGCGAAGGCACTTTACCACTTAAGTAAGTAGCTACTACCTTACCGTGTTTATGTTTGCTTGATGTAGGGTCTTCTGTCATAAGAGTATTATACCAAGAAACCTCACTGGGACTTAACACAAGGTCGCTTGGTAGCTGTTGGCTACCAGTTGTTTGTTGGTTTTGGCTTTGTCCCAATATACTCTGTAGTTGTTGATTTGCTTGTTGTATATTGGTTATATTGTTTACAGATTGTTTTATTATATCGTTAATAGCGTTAGCCATTTTTTTGACCCCCGAATATATCACCAAATGTTGGAAGACCTGCAGCACCCATTGGGTTAGATTGAGGTGTTTGGTAACCAAAAGGATTTGAAGAATATTGTCCACCTATATCACCTGTGCTTGTTATTGAACCTGTTCCACCACCACCTATTGTTTTAAGTGAGTCGCCAAGTTGTTTAAATGCACCCATTGTATTACCATATTTTTGTTGCTGTAATTGTTGGTTTAACATTTGTGCTTGTGTTAAGCCTAACTGTGATTGATTGTAAACATTTGTGCCTTCAATATTAGCAGCATTGTTTTGTGCATTAATACCGCTTTGTGTTTGCCAAGAACTCTCTAAATTTTCAATAGCCTTATCAGATAAACCAGCAAGTCTCATTCCATCGTCTAACTGTTTTTGTAACAGCTGTGATTTTAGGTTTGCAGCCCAAGTATCAAGGTTTTGCATAGCATTGGTATACTGTGTGCTGCCTTGCGTAAATCCTTGTGCTGCTAACTGCTGTAGTATTTGCTGTTTTGCTTTGTTGTATTGGTCTTGATACATACCAGCATAAGCTCCTGAAAGCTGTCCTTGATTATAGCCGTTAATAGCCTGCATAGCGGCTTGTCTTGCTTGGTCTGATAATTGTGTATTTTGTGCTATCTGTTGATTTAACTGTTGTAAATCTGTTTGTGGTATTTGAAAATTTTGAACCTGTGGCATTTGTAATTTTGGCATTTTAATGCTACTTCCACCGAATAAACTTTCCCCTATGCCAAATAAGCTTCCTACTATACTGCCTATAGCACCTATAGCTGTCCACGTTCCTGGGTCTGCCATATTATTATCCTCCTCTTAATGTTTTTTACTTGCGTAAGCACTAATGTTTTATATGATAACAAAAAAACCTTCTTTTCTTAATTCTATAATAACATACTATAACAAAGTAATATCCTTTTGTTAATAGTAGGTTGTATAGTTCTTTTTTAATATTCATATTTCCTATTACAGTTAAATAATGAATATAAACCATTAAAGTATCTGGCTTATATACAAAGCTTACAAATCCTATTTCCTCATTATCCTTGTATATCAAATAATTCTCTGCGTCTTTTACATTTGACTTAAAAATATCATAATTTATTAACCAACCGTTATGATATTTATCATATATCTTTCTAAATATATGTCCTCTTGGAATATATTTAACTTCTCTAAACTCAATCATATTAACTCCCACCCGCCAATGGAATTGGCGTTTTATTAAGAGTGTCAATCAATATCTCCAAATATCTCATAAAAGCGTTATGTATTGAAACCTCTTGTCGCATAAATTTATCAATCGTCAAATAATCATATTCATTTGTTGACTGAATTAAATTTTCATTAAAGTTGATAAGAGTTGGTGTAACGCCATAACCCTTCGTTACCAACTCTTGTGCTATTTGAGTTGTTGCTTGATAAAACAATGCGTGGTCTGTTCTATTGTTAGTTAGAAATATATTAAAACTTGGTGCGTCATTAAAGAATAAGTTTGGTATTGGAACTTGTATTTGTGGCATATTTAAACTCTTATGCAAGTTATTGATAACAGAGTAAATAGTAGAATGGTCAGTATAATGTTGTTGCTGAAAGTCATTTAATATATTAATCGTTTTGTTTTCTGGAAACCTGCTTTGTATATCGGGTAAACCTGTTATAGTAATATAACTAACAGGTGTTGTTTGATTGCTCATACTGCCGACCTTCCTAAATGAGCTCTTATATATGTTTGAACTATGTCAAATGAAGCATTACTGTTATCTACTATATTAAAGCTAAACGCATTACCACTTACATTTAAGTAGAATATAGGCAAATATGATGTAGGAATTGCAGTATTAATATTTATCAACAATGGTATATTAACACCATTTTGTGGTAATATATAAAGTGGTGTAGTAGTAGTTGAAACCGCAATAGCCAAATTGCTTACATAGTTTAGGCTGTTCATATTTGTTCCAGATTGGCTTTGAGATATTCCTGTAAGAGATTGTAAGTTTGCTGTTAAAGATATATTAGGCGTTCCACTGTAAGGTATAATATTAAAGCTTGTATTCCTAACCGTCTTATATAAGAATGGATAACCAAAATCAAAGTTTTTGGTTCTTATTAAGCCTTTAATGTTTGATGTTCCACCGCCTAACTTGTAAATGCTGTTTTGTGCTAATATGTAAATACTGTGGTCTGTTATACTCCTTGTTGCATAAACCCCTATAATATTAAATCCTAAATCTATTTGAAAATACTGCTGTAAATCTACGCAGTAAGCTAATAACAGATTGTAGTTTTGTGAGTATAATATACTGTATTTTTGAATAGGTAAAAGATAAAAATTTAGATTATTAATCTGTGCTAAATCTGCTTGACCCGAAGTCCATCTAAATTTAGTAATATCAACCATATAGTCAATCTTTTGAGATTGACTGCTTACTATTTGATATATACCGTATTCATTTACAAGATAGATTGTATTGTTAAAGTTAATAACGCTGTTAGGATAAATACTACCAGTTGTGTTAAATATCTCTTGTATATACCACAAGCTTGGGTCATTGTTAATTGTAGTTCCTGTAATAGCTATTACTGCGTGGTCTCCTACTACATAGATGTTGTTCATATATGCAATAAGCTTTACTATTTGCTGTTTTAAGTTAGGTGATGAAATCATAAATGTTCCACCACCATTTGTAATTGTAAAATCCGTATAACTTAATGGTGCTGAATATTGTATATTTCTACCACCACCAATAAATACCCTACCTTGATAAACTATTATTGTATTACCTTTTATACCAGAATTTATCAAAGTTAAACCACTGCTTGGCGAATATGAAAAATATCCTTTTATATTATCAATAATTAAAAAAACTTGATTTTGCCAGTTGGTTATTTGAATATAACTTGCAACCGTGCTGAATGTATTTGTAGGAGCAACTTGTGTGTAAGTTCCGTTGGTAATAGTTCCAGCACTACCGTCATCAAGTATAACAAACATTACAAGATTACCATTTAAAATATCATTAACCATTACAATTGGATTGTATGGAAGAGTAGCTACAAGTGATGGTGGTTGTAGTTTTCTAACTGTGCCGTTACCTATTGGCAAAAAATTATATATATCTTGGACAGCATTATCGGGTATTAAATCAGGTGGTTGAGTATTGTTAATACCAGAGTATCCTTGAATTGTTATTGTAAGACCCTTCATTGGGTCTTTTTTATTCATTTGTATGTTAGATACTTTTGGCTGTCCTTGTTGTGCCATTACCACCTACCAATATGATTACTTTCAGCTTGCTTTTGTGCCATTTGTTCGTAGAGTTGCCCTAACTGTGCATTACCGTCTGCAATAGCCGTATAAGACGAAGCAAGAAGACCAACCGTTTGATAAAATGCTGTAGGTATATCGTTATCAACATCGGTTGAATATGTTAATTTAGTTGGTTGATAAGTGTAATATATTTCAAGTGGATAGTTACTTGAGGGCGTTGGATATAATCTTAATGACTGCGATATTATCCAATATGTAGTAGGATACTGTTGATAGTCCCAATTGTAATTACCTATACTGCCTTTTTGCAATGGATATTTAAATGTTCCTATCCATATCCACATTGATATTATACCTGTTAATATTTGGTTACCAAATATACTGCTTAATGAATATGTATTTGTCCCTTGTGTTAAATTAAATGTTGTGTTTGTTTTAGTGCAACCAGTCCACAAAGCTACTTGGTTTCGTGCATCGTTGACTGCATTAATAACAGTAGCTTGTGGAATAGCTGAATATGTTGGTATTTTGCCACTAACAAATGTTAGATAATCATTTAGGGTTGCCATTTATCGCTTTTCCCTTTTGTGTTTCAGGTTGTAGCATATCAATTATTTCATCGTGGCTATCAGATATAAGCCACTTGCTGTTTGTTTCATTAAACTCAAGCCAGCTGTCGTCTTTTATTTCAATACCTGCTAATGCCCATCTTTGCTTGATAATATCTACAAGCCTTTGTGCTTCTCTTTCTGCTTCTTTTGGGTCATTGTTGTATATATCTACATTGTAACCAAAAAATGCTTTTGCTATTTCATCTTCTATTTCGTTCATTTTTGGTTGTAGTTTGTAATATTTAGAACCCCATTTTAAGTTATATTCATTGTTTGTTTTGTTGTAAATCCACATACCTACCTCCTTAATTTGTGGGTGTGCTACCCAAATTTTTATTACTATGCTAATGTTACTCCAGGGAAGCTTGTTAGCTGAAAATGTGCTGATGGTTCAAATGAATAGAATTGTCCAGCTATTAATGCCGTTTGAACGAAGCCTAACTGACCTGTTGGTTGTAAGTCTGCTGGTGGTGTTAGTTTGAAATTAAGTTGTGGAACTGTTCCAAGTTCAAGCTTGTTGAGATTTAAGAAGTAGATTGTATTTGCTGATATGCTTGGGTCTGGTAGAATTGGAACACCATCTACACTTACTACCTGAACTGCCCAATCCCTGCCTTCAGCTATTTTTGCTGGGTCTTGAATGTTAACCCTTTCTATGCTTGCCATTGACTCTGTTAACGCAGAAAATACCGCAAATGATGTAATACCTACATCAGGTATTCTGTAGTTAGTATCGTTTAAGAATGATAGCAAGTATCTGTGAACTATCTGATAAGCCGTTGGTGTTGAAGAGAATATACCAGCAGAATAAGTAAATATTTTAGAATTCAGATATGTATAGCTTCCTCTTGATAGCCCACCGTAGTATGACTGATTTGTTCCGTTATCTACGATATCATATAACCCTTGCATTTGCAACGAGTTGGTGCCCATTGTTCCCAATATTGTTGAGTTAAGGTTATCAAACATTGTTTCATATGCGTCTGTAACCCTTTGTGCAACAACATCTATTACCGCATTAGGAGAGTCCATCATTACCTCTTCGGTTAAGAGATAAGATATTGGGTTGATATACAGTGCTGGTAAGAACTGTAAGTTCTGTATTGGGTTGGAAATAGTTGGGATATTGAAGCTACCGCTCATTCCTGACCAGTTACCGTTATTACCAAATGTCTGAAACGACACTGGTTGGTTAATTGGAGCCCAACCACCTTTTAGTGGTTTTTGTGTTTTCTTAAGCAGCAACCTTAATGTTGGTCGTGCCTTCCTAACGCCTTCATAGATAACGCTTGGCATTATCTCTGGAAGCATTACATTGATATAGTTCTGTGCACTCTGTGCCGAAGTAGGATAAAATCCCTGTCCTATTAAAGGACCTGTTCCTGTAGTGGTTGTTATGCCTGCCATTCTTTATTCCCCCTTTTAATGTAAGTATAATACTTGAACAAGTTTAGTTGTGCTTCCACTAGCATTTGCTGATATCCTAAAACTTGCTCCATCGCTGTAAATTAATCCACCGTTTCCTGCTGTTGCCATATTTGTCCAAGAGCCACCTACATTCATTTGAAGTGTGCCGTTGGTATCAGGTATTACATAGTAGTAGCCTTTCTGTGTAATAACCTGGGTTGAACTTGCCGAAACGCTCAATGTTGCAGGTGCTCCGAAATAATCCCCACTTGTGCCTGTGATACCGAAATTGATCTTGTTAGCCATTTTTAAAACCCTCCTTGTATGTATCTAATTTTTTCAAGTGCTTTTTGTTTTGCTGTGTTTAAGTCATATATCTCTGCCTGTTTGTTAACGCTTGACAATATATCATTGTCAGCAACACTTGTTGTTAACCCCCTACTCCTGTCCCTAACTGCTGCATAGTATTCCATAGCGGCTTCCATATCAAGTATTTTCTTTTGAGCCATAATTTCATCTATTTTGGGATACTCTTCTGGTGCAATACCAAGTTGTCTTGCTTTTGCTTCTAATCGTGTTTTTAGTTCCTTTCTTGCTTGTTCTTGTTTGAAAGCTTCAAACTCTTGTTTGATTGGGTCAATATAACTTTCAATAGGACTTTTTGGAAGTTCTACATTTGGGTCTACTTGTTTTACTACTTGTTCAAACTGCTGTTTTAACTGAGGATTAGAGTAAACCTTATTCATAAAATCTTGCAGTTCGTTTTTAACTTTTGTTGCCTGTTCGTACTCTTGCGTCATAGCAAGTATTTTTTGCTGTGTTTCTGGGTCTAACAAATCTAACTCTTCTTGTGTTATTTGCATTATTTCTTCCTCCTTTTATTGATAAACATTTATATATAATTTTATTATTTTTATCAATTTCCTCCTCCTACATTATCAACTATAACTGTTCCTGTTGTGCTTGTTCCTGAATAGGCAACAAGCTTTAATGTTCCAGGGTTAGTTCCTGATTCCCACCTTAACATACCTATTCCTGCTCCAGGGGCTGTAACTGCAACCGTGCTTTTTTGTATTGCAAATGGTATTGCATTGTCACCCCCAATACTTAATACTCCTACAGGAGAAGTTGTTTGAATACCAACTTTATTATTAAAAAATACATTTTTATTTTCATCCCAAGTATAAAGAGGAATTCCGTAACCATAAGTGGCAAAATATCTAATATTGTAAAGAGTAATAGACTTACTATTATTCGCACTCCAAATTGGAGTAAAAATAATTCTAAAATGAGAATAAGTTGTAACATATTGTTGTTTATAAATAAAATACATAGGGCTGCCAACAATATTATTTTTAGTAAATTGATTTGTCCAATTTGTCCCATCTGGAGATGTTTGAACAGTAATATTAAAAGAATGATCATTCGTGGAAAAATATAGATGTAAGGCTTCAAGATAACTGGAAGGATCAAACAAAGCAAAATTAGTCCAAGTTAAACGATACCCGCTCCATCCGTTATTTATTGTAGTATATCCTCCTATTGCTCCTTTAAATAAAGATGTAGGAATAGAAGTTGACACCCAACTTGTTCCATTATTATATTCAGCTATATTTGGAGGATTAAATTGCAACACATCATAAAATAAATCCCTATTGTATATAGAAAGTATAGAACCATTTAATGCTAAACCATTATATGAACTACCATCATTAATAGTTATACCATTTGTGTTTGCTTGATTTAATGTAGATCCTGAACCCGCTAAATAAGTAACCGATGCATCTCCCAAATTACAACTTTCTAAATGAGATTCTATAACAGTTATTGAACCACAGTGATTAGTAACATCAATAGAAGGAACTCCAGAAGAATCATTAAAAAAGTTACTTATTATAGATATATAATTTGCATCTTTTGCAGTATTATTAATACAAATTGATGCATTATGATTTTGTTCATACCAACAATTTCGTAGTTCCAAAAGACTACAATCATAAATATAAATACCGTAATTGTTGTGTTCTAAATCAGCAGTTATAACAGTATCGTCCACCCAAGCATTATAATTTGAACTCGCTAATTGAATTCCTTTATCAAAATAAAGAACAGCGTGAACATCTATTCTCACGTATTCTATATCCTCACCTGAAGTATCATCAAATAATATACCAACTGTATTAGGTGTGGGAGTAGATGATTGATTTGAACTTATTATGTTACCGCCACCTTTAATTACTAAATTATTTCCCTTGGCTATAATTATTCCATTAGCTCCTGTTAAAAAAGGTTCATAAACACTACAACTTATAAACCCGCTTATTCGTAAACAAGTTCCGTTTGGTGCATTAATATTAGGACGAACAATACTACAAGAATTTATATCACCTCTATTAGTTCCACAAAAATCTAATGCTATACCCGTTCCAGAATAAACAATTTGACCTGTTCCTGTAAACCACAATACCATATTAGAAGCCTTATTAATACTAATTGAAGTAGTTCCAATATCATATACTTTATCTATTAAAACAGTTGCACCTGTAGAAGGAACAGCATTAATAGCATCTTGCAAAGAGCTATAATTAGAAGCATATATAATATTATTAGACAGAACAGCAAAATTAGCATCTAATAAACTTGCAGGAATAGATGAAATTGAACCCTCTGTAATTATTTGTGAGCTTGTTATATTGTTAATAATATTAGGAACTTGTGGCATTTTACTTTCTCCTTTTCTTCTTCTTGGTTATGCTGTAACTTATCGCTACAGCTTGTTTTTGTGGTTTACCTGCTTCTATTTCTTTCTTCACTATTCTGCTTCGCCATTCACTTGTGGTTTCTTTTTTTCTCTTTTTTGGGATTGGCATATTGCACCTCTAAAAGAACAGAGTAGGCAAGAGCCTACTCTTCTTTTTCTTGTTTCCCCCAGAATGGCTTCAATCTGGGATTTTCAGCCCATCCGTATTCCTTTTTATCGCGTAATCTACTTGGGTCGCGATATTGGCTGTTGTTAGTAGAAAACGGTCTCTCTGGGTTTGTTTTTGTTTTGCTAAACGAAGCCAGCTCGTTGCCTTTTTCATTTGCCATTTTACATTCCTCCTTGTGATTGCATTAAAGATTGTATGTCGCCACCTTGTGGTGGCATACCTGGTGTTCCACCCATTGGTGGCTGTGGTTGTCCGCCTTGCGGTTGTCCTTGTCCACCACCTTGTAATATACCTGTTATACCCGATAACGGATTTGCTCCTTGCATATTGGCTGGGAGACTTGAAACCAGTGTTTGAATAGCCGCCATTACATCAGTTGCTTTTGCATCTCCAGCTACCTCTTGAAGCCCACGAATAGCCGATAATATCTTATTACCCTCTTTACTATTTGTTCCAAAAATTGGTAGTATAAAATCCAAAACCCTAATGATTGCCGCTACTATTGCAGCTGCTAACTTTTGAAGTCCACCTGTTCCTATTGCTCCCGCAGCTGCAAGTGGATTGCCTGCTAACGGAGATTGTGGTGCTCCACCCATATCTGGTCCACCCATTGGTGGTTGACCACCCTGTGGTGGCATTCCAGCACCTCCACCACTCTTCAGAATATCCTGTAAACCTGCCATTGTTCCTCCTATGCGGTTAGTGTGCTACTTGTTGTAGCAGTTGTGGTTTTAGTAGTTGTTGATGTTGTTGGCAATTCAACCGTGCTTCCAACCAACGGCTCCACTGTTTGCATACTTGCAATTTGGTTGTTAATAGTATTTGCTAATTGAGATAACCCTGCGTTTACTGCTTCTTGACCTGTGCTTGCTAAAGTTAAGTTAACACTTGTTTCAAGATAAAATTGATTACCATTCCCTACATCTGTAGTAAATCCCACAATCCACTTATCTGGATTTATTGGTGGGTATTGAATTAATTTTGTTACTGTAATTGTTGCTGACATAAGACCTCCTAAATTTAAAATCCTTCTACTTTTACTATTCCACTGTAAAGTGTAGTATTATTTGGTGATGTAATTGTTAAAGTTGTTGTAGTTACCGTTATTGTTAATCCTGTTGTGTTTGTTACTATCACTGGTGTGTTTACAAACGGTGTTGGGAATGCGATTGTTTGGGATGTAGTAGAGTTGTTTTCATACCCCAAAAACTGGGCTGCAAAGGCTTTAAATTGACCTTGCATATACTGCGACCACTGAACGCTTCCTGCGGTTGTGCCTGTGAGGGTTGTTATTAAGTTACATTTTAAAGCTCCACTTAATTGAATATTACCATTAACATCTATTGCTTCCAGTGGAGTATTAGTTAGTCCGACACCGAAGTTACCAGTACGAAATACTGCATTCGAACCTGAAGTATTATCGGTTAATACAACTCCATTATTTCCTATAATATTACAAAAAGAAACGCCATACAAACTTGTGCTTGAAATTTCGTTTATACCCCAACCTATGCCAACACTTAAATTAATTGTTCCAATTGTAGCATTTCCATTCCCATCATCTAATGTATTTTTTCCCGTCTTAACCGCCAATCCAGCAGTCGCTGGCACCAACTTTTGTAAACTATTATCAAATACAGTTACTAAACCCGCACTTGCTCCAGTTATGCTAATAGGTATGGTATCCGTTATGCCATAACCCGACAAAGTTGTTGGCTTGCTCGTAATAGACGACCAGTTAGGGGTTATTGTTACTAAATTACCAACCGACGTTATTCTGCCTTTAGAATCTACTGTAAATGGGGTTATTTGGGTATTGTTGTTATTATACGTTCCAGCCGTTACTCCTGTGTCTGCTAATATAACATTACCAGTTATATTTCCAGACACACTTAAGTTGCCCGTTATATTAGCATCTCCATTTCCATCATCAAGAGTATTATTACCTGTCTTAACTGGTATTCCAGCAACAGCTGGAGCTAACTTATGTAAACCACTATCAAATACAGTTACTAAACCTTCAGTTGCACCTTCACTACTAATAAATAAGTTTTTTGGGGCTTCCTGTGTATACATAAACCTTATTCGGTTTGCCCAAGCAGATGAATAACCTTTTGGACCATAAGCAACCCTTTGGTTTGTTCCGTCATCTGCTATAATACACCATTCACCATTTGTTGCAGTATATCCTTTATATGTTATTCCATTAGCATTATTGTCTATATTTTGTAGTGTATATTCTTTTCCAATCATTTTTTTACCCCTTTAATAATCATAAAGCAGGGCTACCGAAGTAGCCCTATTTTGGGTAGCACTTCCCAAAGATAAGCTTTCGCTTATCTCTTGACTTTCCTGCCACGTTTGTAAGCTACCAACATTTGGCACCTCCTCACTGGATTTTTCCTTACACGAGAGTTGCCCACCTTTGTAAGGAAATAAAGAACTACTTTTTCTTTTCAGCATCTTTTTTCACATCTCCCTGTTTCTTTGCCTCTTCCATATGTTGCTGTGCCATTACCATTGCTTGTTGTTCTATTTCTTGTTTTTTAAGATATGCCTTTATTCTGTCTTTGAATGGAAGATCGAGTATTTCAACGAGAACTTCTTTCGGCACTATACCCATATCTGCTAACTGCATTAACAACATCTGATTTTGCTCTTCTATGATTGGGCTACTCGAATGTGCGTAGATCACAATTCTACCCCAGTTAATCAAACTCAAGTTAGAGAAATTGAATGTAAGTGTTTCGCCTTTTAACAGCATTTTGTATTTTATGGTAGAAGCATTTATATAAATTTCTGCTAATATATTTATAACATCTTCTATTTGTTTTTCTATTTTAACGGCAATCTTTTTAATGGGTGCCGATGAGAACTGACTTAAGATTTGTGCATAGCTTGCTGACCTTACATTTTTTGCAGGAACACCCTGCATTATGCTTGTCATACTTAATACTTTTTGTGCGTCTTGTTCAAGTGTTTGCTTTTCTTCCATTGCAACTTGTGGTTGTATTTTAGACTCATATGTGTCAATTTTAACACCTTGTGCATCAACAGTCTCTACGCTACCTGGTGTTTTAATTGCTCTTTCTATTTCGTCTTTTACTTCAGGGTTAATACCAAATCCTGATATTAATACTGGTGGGTTAATTAGCCTTTTTCGTGCACTTTGAACATCTTCGTATATATCTTCCATTGCGTCTTGAATGCTTTCAATTAAGCTAATAACAGAATACCCATATTCATCTGTTGCGTAATCC